AAAACTATAGGTAATGGTATTAGTAATGCGGATTCAGGTGTTAAAAGTGGAGTTGGTAAAGTATTTAATAAAGTTACTGATGCTATTGAATGGGGTATGAATGCAGTAAGTAAAATCGGTAAAGCTGGTAGTAACTTTAGAGATTGGGTAAGTAATGTAACAGGTGGTTATATTACACCTTCGTCTGAAATTGAATTTAATCAATTAACTGATGGTGATACTTTATTTGATACAGAAGTATTAACTGATACAGATAAAGTTGTAGATGTGGCAGCTTCGCAAACAGATGCAGATCGTAAAAGCTTTTTAGAAGGTTTAAAAGAAAAAGATACTGGTATTAGAGAAGCTTGGAAAGGCAGTGAAGAACAAGGTATTTTTAGAAAGTCTCAAGCTGTTTCTACTTTTGGACAAACATTACAAGCTCAAGAAGATGCAGCAATTGCAGCTAAAGAACAACTAGATGATTACAATTCTCAACAAGCTTCTTCATATGCTTCTGAATTATTAAACTTAACAAACACAAGAATACTTGACCCTGTAAGCTTTATAAACTATGATGCGTTCACAACATCACAAACTCCAGCTCAAAGTTTTTTAAAGAATGCATTAAATATATTAACTCCTAGTGAAGATGAAGCAATTAAATTATTACCTAAAGTACAAACTTATGGTGCACAATTTTCATATATAGGTGGAGGAGATGAGTAATGATTAAAAATGATTCAATACACCCAGATGCTCAAGAACATTTATTTGACGGTCCTATACCCGGACAATCTTTAACCAACAGCCCTGATGCTCCTTATCCTTGGGAACAAGCTCCTGAAATAACTTCTCAAAAACAAGCTACTGAAAAAATATTTTTAAATTTATTAGAAGAAGAAACTTTACAAACAGTTTTAAATTTAATGAAAGAAGGTACGCCTGTTATGGATATAACAAATATGTTATTGATGACTGGGTTTACTAAAGGTAAATTTAATCCTGACTTAATGATTAGTTTAGTTGAGCCTACATCTTATATGTTATTAGCTTTAGCAGAAAAAGCAGGAATTGATCCTGTGTTAAATAGAGACGATGATGATTCTCCAATCGAAGAAGAAAATATAAATCCTAAAGATTTAAAAAATTTACAAGAACAACCTAGTATTAGTTTACCTAAAGGCACAATGAAAGGTGCACGAATTAATAAATTAAATCCTTCTTCAGTTGGACCCGATGTTAAAAAACAAATTGAAACATTAGATACAAGTAAACTTAAACAAAGCATTTTACAGAAACCTAAACCAAGCTCAAGCTTATTAACAAAACAAGGAGTAAACAATGGCTGATGATATGTATGGAGGAATGAGTCTTGAAAGTCTTGGTAGTTCTTTATTAGAAAAAAAAGAAAAGAAAGAAAAAGCTGCAGCAAAAGCTGCTAAAAAAAACGATAATATTCAAAAAGCTTTAGCTGTAATGTTAGGTGCTCAAACAATTTTTAAAGGAGCATATAATCGTAGAGCTAAAGAACTAGAAGCAAAAAAAACGTTTGATATTGCTAACAATGAAAATCAAGCAAAAGAAATGAGAGACTTGTCTTATATTGTCGAGTCTATACCGGCTAATTATATGCCCGATGCTACGGTTGAAGAAAGGTCTGAAGCTTTTTATAAAACTGAAAATTATGATTTATTTAAACAGCGTATAAGAAATGTTGTTGATGCTAAATTTAAACAAACTGGACTTGCTGAACAGTTAGGTTTTAGAGATTTTAATGACTTTAAACAATCTTCTACATATGATAATCAATTTGAAGTTGGTGCTAGAAATTTTGCTAAAGAATATTTAACTGATAACAGATATATGAAATTTGAAAATGAGTTGCAAAATTTATTTAAAATTAATCCTTCTGACAGAGATTTAGATCGAATTGATTTATTTAAAAGAGCACAAGGTTTAACTGCTCATAAATTAACTGTTGAAGAAAAAAGATATTATAGTAATAAACTTGAACAATATAGAAGAAAAGGTAATCTTGTTGGTGGTGTGAAAGAAGTTCTTTCTAGACTTGGTTTAAGAGAAGAAGAAGAGGGTGGAGTAAATCCTTTTAAAGCTATCACAGAACAAGATTTATTAGGTCCTAAAATTGAAGAAGTAATGAGTGCTTTAAATATTAATGGTATTGCTAATACTGTTGTTGATACAGCTATGATGACTAAAAATATTTCTGATGTAGTGTATTCCGAAAGAACACAAACTCCAGATGGTCAAAAAGCTAGAGAAAGACTTGATACTACTTACTTACCTCAAATGTCTTTAGATTTTGAAAGTAAAAACTATAGTACTAAAGATAACCCAGTTAATATGGTTTCAGCTAAAAATTTTGAAGAAATAATTAATGACATTAAAAAAGACCAACCAGCAGAATATCAAAAGTTTTTAATGGATGCAACCGCTATTAATTACAAACTTAAAGAAGATGATATGTTTGCAAGAAATGTGTATTTAGGACTAGAAGGTGCTAAAACTGGTGAATTAACTTATAGTGAATTTAAATCAAATCTTGACGAAGAAGGCTTTAGAATGAAACTTGGTGTAAGCATGGCTCTTACTGAAGGAAGTTATGATCGAGAAGGTTTGTTTGCTGGTTATGGTTATAGAACGGTTGGCGTTCCTAGTGTTATTTATGATCGATATAGTGGATCAATTCCTTTAATTCTTGGTGAAGGAATTAAACGCCCAACAATTAATAATAATAATTTTACAGTTACTAAAGAGTATCGTCAGTTTTCAAAAGATTTAAAAGTAAAAAATTATGATATGCATGTTGAAAATATTTTAAAAACAAATATTAAAAATGAAACAGCTAGAGAAGTAATGTTAAATAAATTATTTACACAAATACCAAATCCATTAGATTTGACTCAAGAAGAATATTTAGAAAGACTTGCTAGAGAAGCTTTAAGTAAACTTGAAAGAACAGACGTAGCTGGTAGAAAAGAAATTCTTGAAAGAATTCCAACTGAATTTCAACTTTTCCCTAACCCGTTTAAGAACTAACAATTAATTTTTAAAGGTTTTAAATGTCAGATAACTTACAGAAGTATTTAAATTTACTTGAGCAAGAAAAAGAACAAGAAGAAAATTTTGAAATTAGCCCTCCTGTTCAAGAAATAAATACTAAACCACAACAAAGCTATAAAACTTATGAAGGTTACAATACAATTGTGCCTGATGTACCAGATGTTCTTCCTGACTCTGGATTTATACAACCTAAAAAAAGTTTAGCTGATCTTAAAAATGATGAAGAGTTTGCTACGAGAGCTGCTAGATTTTTAGAAAGTATAGGTAGAAATGAAAACATATTTGAGTATCTTAGGGATGCTGATTATAGTTTAAGTTCTGCAATAGTTCGAGCTAAAGAAGTTAATCAATGGACAGATGAGCAAAATCAAGATTATATTTATTTAAAAGAACAATTTGATAATGCTGAACTAAAAGGTTTTAAAGAACGTTTTGGTATGGTAAAAGATATTGCTATTGATGTTCTTGGAGACCCTTTAAATCTTGTATCTGCTTTGTTTGCAATTCCAACAGGAGGTGCTACATTTGCAGGTCGTTTAGGTTTAGGTAAAGCTTTAGGAGTTGGACTTAAAAAATATACCCAAGCTGAATTAAATAAAAAAGCTTTAAAGCAAGGAGTGCTTTACGGTGCTGCAGAAGGGGCAGCTTGGGGTGGATTTCATAATTATGCACTACAAGATATTGATATAGATTTAGGACTACAAGATGATATTGAATACTCAAACTTAAAAACTTCAACATTACTTGGTGCTGGATTTAATGGTTTAATAGGTGGAGCTACTAGATATAGTAGAATTAAACAAGCTGGTACAGAACACGTTAGTCCTATGGATGATTTTGTAGGTCCTGAAATGCCAGAACCTTTTCAACAACTTGAATTTAAATTTAGCAATGAGGGTGAGATTGCAAATGTAGGAAGAAATACTACTAGAAAAGAAAGCATTGAAAATTATAAAGCTGATATAGCTGTTCAAGAACCAGTACAACAACAACTTAGTATGGATTTTGGTCCTTCTAAATTAAACGAAGTTAAAAAAGCTATCGAACCTGCTATTTATAAAAGTAAAAACACTTTAAATAAAATTTTAGCAAATACAATTGGTAAGCCAACTACTCAATTTTTAGAATATGCTAAAGAATCTCCATTGTTACAAGACTTACTTGAAAAGTTTAGATATGATTACGATGTAACAATGACAAGTCAAGGTAAAAAAGGAGTCAAACGACAATCTTATGGTTTAGCTGTAGGTCAAAGAACTGGTGAGTATTTATATACATTAGCTAGAGCTTTTAATGTTTTAGATCGTGTAGGTTTTAGAGCAAAAATTGCTACAGATCAATCTGATGCTTTAAATTTTTTATTAAGAGATAAACTAGTAGTTGCAACCAAGCAAGAAGCAGAAAGAGAAGGAAAATTTTGGATTAAAAATTTAATTGGTAAATCGTATAAAGGTGTTGAAGTTACTGAAGATTTAGCAGTTGCTTTTTCAGGAAAAGATTATAATGGTAAATTTGGTATTCGTAGTAAGCTAGATGAAACTTTTGATGATTTAAATCAAGCAGGGTTATTAAAACCCGGAACTAGAAACAAAGGTGGTTTTTTTCCAAGATTATTTAACTATAAAAAATTAGAAGAAAACAGAGGAAGATTTGAGAAAGATTTAATTGAGTCAGGACACGCTAATCCAATTAATGACATTGCTGAAATAGAAATTAAAACTACAGACGGAGATATTGTAAGAGGAATTAAAGAAGATTCAGTAGGTATTGATGAAGATATTTTTGGTGAAAACTTTTTAGAAACTGCTAAAAGAGAATTAGCTGGAGAAGGTACTGATGCTGAAATAGAAGCACTAGCAAAAGAATTAAAAGCAAGTAAAATTGTTACAAATATGTTAGAAAATAGATGGACACCTTTTGAAATTAAAGTAATGACAAAATCTAAGGTTGTCGGAGATTCAGCAGGATATTTACAAGCTAGACGATTTACTAATCTTGATGATAATAAAATTGCTTATGTTTTAGAAAACGATACTCAAGTTATTTTAGAAGAATATTTTACAAATGCTGCTAGAGCTATTGAACGATCAAATTATTTTGGTCGTAATATAGCAGATTTTTATAATAATATGTTATTACCTATTCGTAAACAACTTGAAGAAAAAGCTGGAATGACTAAAGAAGATGCTGATAAAGTTATTACAAGTTTAAGAACAATGCATAAAAGAGTTACTGGAATTGAAACAGATTCTAATTCTATATTTAAAACAAACGGTTTTATGCGTGGTGCTGCTGATGTATTAAAACTTTCTCAACAAATGGCTCACCTTCCTTTTGCTACATTATCTAGTATTACTGAACCACTGTTACTTTTAAGTCGTGCAGGAATAGAGGATGCTCCGTTAGTTTTAAAAGATATTGGTACAGCATTAGTTAAAGAAGGTAATAGTATTATAGATAGAACTATTAAAGGATTTCAAAGAGGAGTATTAAGACAACGAGTTAAAGGTATAAAAGATATTGATGATGATGTGTGGGGAGAGTTATATGAAACAGGATTAGCTCTTGAGCAATCAGTACAAGAAAGGCTTGAAGGTTTAGCAGGAGAAGGATTACATAGTAATGCAGCTAAACTTGCTCAACAAGGATTTTTTAAAGTTAATTTATTAACCCAGTGGACAAAAGCTGTACAGTTAGCTTCATATACAACTGGTAAAAGATTATTTAGACAAAGAGCAAAAGCTTTATATGAACATCAAAAAGGTTTAAAACCTATTATGCTTACTGGTGAAGGAAGAACATCGTCTACTAAATATTATATACAACAATTAAACGACTTAGGTGTAGACGAATATGATGCAATTCAATGGTACAAAAGCTCACTCGATGATACCGGTAAATTTAATGAAAATCTTTCAAAAGGTTTAGATAGCTCTGGAAATTTAATTAAAGAAAAAGGTCAAAAAGGTTTTGGTAATGATCATTTTTATAAATATTCTTACACTTCTGGAGCTAATAGGTTTACTAAAGAAATTATTTTAAACCCAAGCACTGCAGAAGCTAATAGACCTTTATGGTTCTCTACTCCTGCTGCTCAGTTGTTAGTACAGTTTGCTGGATATCCGACAGTCTTTAATAATACAATCTTAAAAAGATTTTCAAATGAATTAGTAAATAGTCCAGTTCAAGCTACTCCGAAAATAATAGGTACAGTGGCACTTATGACTGGTATTGCTCATGTTGGTAATATCATTAGAAGTAATGGAGATAATTTAAAAGACTATGAAACTGGATTAAAAAAAGATGAAACAGAATTATTAGGAGAAGCAGTTAGAAGATGGGGAGGTTATGGTCCTTTTGATTATGCAGCTAGATATGGCAGTGAGTCAGAAAGAAATGTAGGAGGAACAACTTCTTTATTAAAAACATTTGCAGGTCCTTTACCTCAAGATTTAATTGATGCAGTACTCTATAGAAAAGGATTAACTGAGATCGGTGTAACAAATATGCCGGGATATGCTGCTTATGATTTAATTCTTGGAGAAGGAACTAAAAAAGATTTAAGGACTTGGGCAAGAGGAAGTGATAAAGATGATAAAAAGAAAAGTAAAGTCTTAGAGTTTGCATCGGGTGGTTTAGTATATAATGTAGATAATGTACATCCTGAACCTGATGAAGTTAAAATGCGAGGGGTTAATGCTACATATAATGAAGTAGCCGGGATTGTTTTAAGAGACGAAGAAGATAGGCTTTTTGCTAACAAAGGTGGACCTATTAAAGATCAAATGAATCGTCTAGGTTTTGCATCAGGAACAGATGAATTCGGTAGACCAAGTGTAAAAACAAAACAAGAAGATTTTTACATACCCGAAACAGAAGAATATCCTAAAGGTCCTGAAGATGAAGGTCTTAAAAATGTCTTTATAGCTCCTGATGTATTAGGTTTAGTAGGTGTAAGAGCTGCTAAAGTAGCATCTGAAGTAGTAGAAGAAGGACTATCTCAAGCTGTTACCAAAGCAAAGTATCCCAAACAAGTTACACATGGAGGTTCTCCTAACTTAAAAAAAGTTACTAACGCATTTGATAGATACTATAAAGAAACTGGTTATAAAAATCCAAACTTACAAGCTGGTGTTTTTGCTGCAAGAGATAAAGGTGGACATGCTCAGTACACAAAAGCTCCCGGGAAACAAGGATATGATTTAGATACATCAAGTGTTTCATCTGTTAAAAATATTGTTTCAAAAAAAGGAAAAGTTTTAAACTTTACAAAACCTCCTAAGTCTTTAAACAAAGTATTTGATAAAGCTATAACTAATAAAAAAGAACTAGCAAAAACTGCAGAGTCTAATAGAGCACAAAGAAAATTTAACAAAGAAGCTAGTGAGTTAGAAAAATTTCAAAAGATGTTATTTGATAAAAATATAAAAGGTGTCGGTAAGATGCCCGAAAGCATTAGAGATGTTTTAGTTAAAGAGGGTTATGATATTGTGAGTCAACCAACATATAGATATGGAGTTTTAAATAGTCCAGTTGGATCAGAAATTTTATTAAAAGAGTTTCCTATTAAGTAGTAAGTAAAAGTAATATGAACATAGAACAATGCAAAGAAGAAATTAAACGACACGAGGGCGAAGTCCTAGAGATTTATATGGATAGTTTAGGATATAAGACTCTAGGAGTTGGTCATCTGTGTCAACCCCATGAACTAGAATATGATTGGGAAGTAGGTACTCCTGTTATTAAAGCAGTTGTAGATAAATATTTTTCTATAGACTTTGATAGACACTATGCAGAAGCTATACATGTATTTGGTGATAAAGAAGAATTTTATAAACTACCTGAAAAGATACAGCATGTGTTAGTCAACATGTGTTTTAACTTAGGTGGTACAAGGCTTTCAAAGTTTCGCAAGATGCTACAGGCTTGTAGAGAACACAACTGGAAAGAAATGTCAGCTCAAATGCAAGACAGTCGTTGGTTTACACAAGTAGGTAGACGTAGTAT